AGACAATGATATTAAGAAACCTATTAAAGAAGACTACAGTAATTGGGATGACTACTGGGTTTCTTTTATCAGCTACATGAAAGAAAAGTATAGATATACATATGGCAGTAAAGCGCAAAAAAAGTAACATGAAGGGCATGACTATTGGTAAGGGCATGAAACGCCCTACCAAGTCTGGTGCTGGCATGACCAAGAAGGGTGTTGCTAAGTATCGTAGGCAGAACCCCGGTTCTAAACTACAGACTGCTGTGACTGAAAAGAAACCTACTGGTAAACGTGCAACAAGGCGTAAGTCTTACTGTGCTAGATCAGCAGGACAAATGAAAAAGTTCCCCAAGGCTGCAAGTAATCCTAACAGTAGGCTAAGACAAGCCCGTAAAAGATGGAAATGCTAATGATTAAAAAAACTAAACCTCTTACTATGAGACAAAAAGAAACTTTAAAAAAACACTCAGTACACCATACAGCAAAACATATGGCTAGTATGAAAAAAGCAATGGGGAGCGGAAAGACTTTCGGTGCTGCTCATAAAGAGGCAATGAAGAAAGTAGGCCGTTAATGGCAGTAGCCACTAAGCGTGATCCTAAGAAGTGGGCTGCTGCTAAGTCAAGAGCAAAGGCTAAGATGGGTGGGCACTCAGCAAGAGCAATGCAGTTAGCAGTTAAGTATTATAAGGATGCAGGTGGTACGTACTCAGGTAAGAAGAAGCCTACTAACAAGTTAGCTAAATGGACAAAACAAAAATGGACAACGAAATCAGGCAAGCCAAGCAGCAAGACAGGCGAGCGGTATCTTCCCAAGAAAGCAATCAAAGCACTGTCATCAAAGGAATATGCAGCGACCACCAAGGCAAAGAGAGACGGGACTGCTGCCGGGAAAAAGAACGTGCCGCAGCCAAAAAAAATAGCTAAAAAAACAGCACAGTATAGGAAAGCGTAATGGCAGTATCAGGTACATATGATTTTAATCTTGATATAGATCAAGTAATACAAGAAGCAATGGAGATGATTGGGGGAGAGCAAACTCTTGGTCACGAACCTGCTTCTGCTAGACGTTCAATAAACCTTATGCTTAAAGACTGGCAGAACAGGGGAGTTCTCCTGTGGACTACAGAGACTACTGCTGTTACTGTAACTTCCAGTGTAGGTTCTTATAGCCTCAGTAGTTCTACTATAGATGCTCTTGAGGTTGTTCTTAATAGGGATAGTACTGACATTCAGTTGGAACGTATCTCTCCTGAAGAATATCTAATAATCCCCAACAAGACCCAGACAGGCAGACCTTCTCAGTATTCTATACGTAGGGGACGGGATAACCCTGTTCTTTCAGTATGGCCTATTCCTGAGAACTCTACTGATGTAATGAAGATTGAACGTATTAGTTCTCTGATGGATGTAGATAAATCTGCTGGACAGAATGCAGACATGCCTACACGTTTTCTACCACCTCTTACTTGTGGTCTTGCTTACTACATGTCAATGAAACGTCCCGGTGTAGAAGCTGCTAGAATACAAATGTTAAAGACTAACTACGAAGAACTTCTTGCCAGAGCCTTCCAAGAAGATCGTGAACGAGCTACCATGAGGGTTGTACCTAGATTGAGGTATGTTTAATGGCAAGTAATAAGAACGCAATAGCCATGTGTGATACATGTGGCTTTGTCTACCCTCATCGGGTAATGCGTTTTAATAGTTATGGTATGTTAGTATGTCCTACAGACTTTGAAGGACAGTTTGATCTAAAGAATCACCCACAAAATAAAATTCCTGATGTCAGAGACAACCCTGCTATACGTGATCCACGCCCTGATAATGGCGGTAGGAACCTTACGTGGGCGGAAGCTACGACTAACTGGGAAGACACAGACAAGTATTGGAACCTAATATGACAGACTTAACCGGAAAAACAATTGCTAATACTTATAAGCAACTACTAAGAGTAGGTGTAAGTACTAATACTGGTGTTAGTGCTGGACTTGTTCCTATTGAAAGTGGTGATGGAACAGACAGTTCTTTTCAATTAGCTACTGAATCAGCTAAATTTACTGGTACACTTGCTATAACTGGTGCTACTTCTATTGCTTCTAATCTACACGTCTCTGAAAAAGTATGTGCTTCTGCATTCTATGGTGATGGTTCTAATATTAGTGGTGTTACTGCAACTATTGCAGGAAACATCTCAGTCAGTAATGCCACAGTAGGTGGTAATTTATATGTAAGTGGTACGGCTACCATAGTAGGTGCGACACATCTACAGGCTGCTCTCTCAGTTGGTGGTGCAGCACAGTTTGGTTCTACGGTTACAGTATCAGGTGCAGCACAACTACAGAGTACAGTAACAGCCGTAGGAGCAGCTACCTTTAAGTCTACAGTTACAGTAGAGAATGTAGCAGCCCTGAAGAATAATGTAACAGTGGGTGGTACATTTAATGTAGCAGGTGCTTCTGGCTTTACATCTAAGGCAACCTTTAGCAATGACGTATCAGTAAGTGGTAGGCTTGATGTAGCAACATCAGCCTGTATTGGTGGTGTTCTTGATGTTGAGGGTGTAGCTAACTTTGCAACTAATGTAAGTGTAAGTGGTAATGTAAATGTTGTTGGAGATGTAACTGCTGCCTTTTTCTACGGTGATGGTCGTAATCTTATAAACGTAGAAGCACAGTTAGGTGTTGCAGAGAATATCTCTGTCTCTGGTTTTGTAAATATAGGAGGCAATCTTTCTGTTAGTGGTACATCCAATGTAATTGGTGCTGCTAGTTTTCAAGCTACTGTTACGGCAGTTGGTGCGGCTACATTCAAAGATGACGTATCAGTAAGTGGTAATACTAGACTATTAGGTACAGTAACAGTAGGTGGTGCAGTAAGCCTAGCTTCTACTCTTAGTGTAGGAGGAGTTGCTAACTTTGCTAATACAGTAACTATAGCTGGAGCAGTATCTCTTGCTTCTACACTAAGTGTTGGTGGTGCCTCTAACTTTGCATCTACAGTTACAGTAGTAGGCGCAGGTACTTTCAAAGACGACGTAAGTGTAAGCGGTAATACTAGACTGCTAGGCACAGTAACAGTAGGTGGTGCAGTCTCTTTAGCTTCTACTCTTAGTGTAGGTGGAGTTGCTAACTTTGCTAATACTGTGACAGTTGCAGGTGCAGTAAGCCTAGCCTCTACTCTCAGTGTTGGAGGAGCATCTAATTTTGCTTCTACTGTCACAGTGGTAGGAGCAGGAACATTTAAAAGCAATATATCAGTAAGTGGTAATGTAGACATAGCAGGTAATGTATCTGTAGGTGGAACACTCTTTGCTGCTGGTGGTATTACATATGACGGTAATGTATCAGTCTCTGGTAACTTAGCAGTAGGTGGTAATGTATCTGTAGGTGGGACACTTAGTGTTACAGGCGCAGTAAGTCTGGCATCTACTCTCAGTGTAGGTGGTGCTACTAATCTATTAGGTACAGTGACTGCTACAGGTAATGCAGGTTTCTTAGGTACTGTTAGAGTATCTGGAGCAACAAGTCTTGAAGCTGCTTTAAATGTTACAGGTGCAGCTTTGTTCTCTTCTACAGTGACAGTAGTAGGAGCAGGAACATTTAAAAGTAATATATCAGTAAGTGGTACTACAAAACTTCTAGGTACTGTTACTGCTACAGGTAACACAGGTTTCTTAGGGACTGTTCGAGTTAGTGGAGCTACAAGTCTTGAAGCTGCTTTGAATGTTACAGGTGCAGCTTTATTCTCATCTACTGTGACAGTAGTAGGGGCTGGAACATTCAAAAGCAATGTATCAGTAAGCGGTAACTCAAACTTATTAGGCACAGTCACAGTAGGAGGTGCGGTAAGCCTAGCATCTTCTCTAAGTGTAGGAGGAGTTGCTAACTTTGCTTCTACAGTTACAATAGGAGGTGCTGTTTCTATAGCTGGTGCTTTAAGTGTAGGCGGTGCTACTAATCTTTTAGGTACAGTGACTGCTACAGGTAACTCAGGCTTCTTAGGAACTGTAAGAGTTAGTGGTCTTGTTTCTGCTGAAGCAGGTATTCGTGCTGTAGGTATTATTCTTGCAACTACTGATACAGATACTTCTAATACTGGTAGCGTAACTCTTGACTTCAGTGTTAATCAAA